AGATCCGCGACGCTGCTTTCGGACTGCTCGGTGTGCTGACGCCGGCGGAACGAAAGCAGATCCTCGACGAGTTCTCCGCCGGGCCGGGTAACACCACCCACGGAAGCGAGCGAGACGCGCGGCTGGCGCAGTTGAAGCGCCGGTCAGTGTTGCTCAATTCCGAAATAACCCAGCGGAGGATTTCTCAGTGAACTACATTCAGTTGGCAGAAGAGGCCTACACCAAGGGGAAGGCCATCATGCTGAAAGCGGACGCCGAGACCAAAGGCGCCCTGACCAAGGAACAGGAAGCGCAGGTTGACGCGTTCTTCGACGAGTCGGCCGCGCACATGAAGAGCGCGAACCGGATCAAGCAGGAGGCCGACCTGAAGGCCGCGATCGCGGAGACGGCCGCGCCGAACCGGAAGCATCCATTTGGCGAAGGCGGGATCTCGCTCGACGGCTTCGATTTCAAGCAGGCGAATCCGTACGTGACTCAGGCGATCAATCTCGGCCTGATGGCGTCGGAAGCCGAGATGAAAGCCGTCGCCACGGAAGAGGGTCGTGGTCACCTCGCGTGGTCGAAGCACAAGAGGTTCGTGCGCGGATTCCTCAGGCAGCCTCCTGGCACAAAGGCACAGTCCTACATTCACGAAGCGCGTGAAAAGGGGATCGTCGACGCGGAGTTCAAGGACCTGACCACGCTGACAGACCCCGAGGGCGGCGCGATCGTCGACCAGGACTTCCGCGCGCAGCTGATCGTCAAGCTGCGCAACCAGGTGATGATCCGCCAGTACGCGACGGTGATTCCCACCTCGGCCGGCCAGATCGGGTTCCCGACGTTCGACCCTTCGGACACTGACACCGATATTCCCGTCGCGACCGTGAATGCTGCCGCCAGCGTCTCGAGCCCGACCAATCTGTTCGGCAAGGTGTCGTTCACGCCGCACAAGCGCATCAGGATTTTCAAGGTGCCACGCGAGCTGCTCGAGGACGCGATCCTCGATGTGACCAACCTCATGACCAACTTCTTCGCGATGCGCTTCGGCGAAATCGACGAGAACGATTTCCTGAACGGCAACGGCACCGGCAAGCCGCTCGGAATCCTGCAGGCTAACGGAATCCCGTTCAAGACCATCGCGGGTGCGACGACTGCGATCGTTCAGGAAGATCTGATCGACCTGATCTACTCGATGCGCGCCGTCTATCGGAAAAATGCGCAGTGGATGATCCATCGCAAGGTGCTGAACGCGATCCGCAAGTTCCGCACTGCGGCCGCGGGCGCGGGCACCGGCAACTTCATCTGGCAGCCCGGTTTGATCGCGGGTCAGCCCGACATGATCCTCGGCTACCCCGTGATGGAGAGCGAGTTCATGCCGGACGTGTACACGGGAGCGAATGCCGCAGCGGGTCAGCCGATGGCGCTGTTCGGCGATTTCTCCTGGTACTGGATTATCGACCGGACGGACCTGATGGTGCTGCGGCTCAACGAGCTGTACGCGGCCAACGATCAGATCGGCGTGCTGCTGCGGCGCCGGACTGACGCGGCCCCGGTAATGGCCGAAGCATTCACGATGCTGGAGCGCAACTAGGAAGCGAATCGGCGACCGAAACTTTTTCTCGGAGGAATGAAAAATGAATTTCGCGGATCTGCACAACAACATCACGGTCAAGCCGATGATCAACCCGGCTGCGACTCCGGCGGACAATACGCCGATCGTCAGCGCGATCATCGATTGCAAGGATTACGAGGGCGTCGAGGTCATCATCAGCGCCGGCGCGATCCCCGACGCGGACGTGACGTACACGACGCTGCTCGAGGCGAGCGACGACCCCGGCATGGCCGGCGCGGTGCCCGTGAATGCGGCGCCGTTTCTGGTCGGCGCGATACCGGCGATTCAGTTCAACAGCGACAACTCGGTCTTCAATTTCGGAAAGACCGTGGGGGCACGTTATGTGCGCCTGACGTTGACGCCCTTGAACAACTCCAGCGCGTCGCTGTTCAGCGCGATCGCTGTGCTGTATCGCGGGCGCTTCACGGGCAAGCAGCCGGGACCTGGCAGCTACCCGACGACGGAGGGTACGCCGCTCAGCAACTAGAACCCAAGCCAGCATGGCGATGTGGATGCCGAGACAGGGCGGCGCTCCTTCGGGGGAGGGAGCGCCGCCACTCGGGTAGGAAGAGGAAGGGCAGGAAGTGGGAGATCTCGTCGTACTCGCGGACGTTAAAACCTATCTGCAAATAGGTTTCACGGACGATGACACGCTGCTGGGCGCGCTGATCACCGGATACAGCGTGGCGGTCGAAAAATACTGCACGCGCTCTATCAGCGCCGTCATCGCGCAGACCGATATTCTCGACGGTGGCTATCGCGAGTTCATCCTGAAGCGGCGGCCGATCGTCAGTCTCACCGCAGTCACCGACCGTATCGATTCCTCGGTGGTCGACCCTTCTCTCTACGACCTTGATCCTGATGCGGGAATGTTGCTGGCAGGAACTCCTGCTTACGACGCGACGGTCGGCGTGCTCGATCTTTCGTGCTTCTCGCGCAGTCGGCCTGATGGCGAGCCAGTGTGGGCGTTCGGACGCCGGCGATGGCAGATCGATTACACGCACGGCTACGCGACGGTTCCCAACGACGTGCAGCTCGCCGTCAAGATTCTGGTCGCGGGCCGATACAACCGGCGTGACGATCTCAGTTCAGAGCAGGTCGGCGACTACAACTATCGCGTTGAGGCCGGCGACTCGGGTTGGACGCCGCATGTCGATCGGCTGCTGGGCGGCTACTGCGACAAGGCGGTCGGATGATCAGCGGCACTTTCAACGAATGGTTCACGCTGGCGCATAAGGTGCGCACGCCGGACGGTCAGGGCGGCTCGACGTTCACTTACACGGTGTACGCAGACCGCGGAGCTGGGACGGGCGAGCACGGGCGCATGAGCCATCTCGGGAAAGGATCGTCGAAGTCGTCGGAACCGAATATCGGTGGCCAGCTCGAGGGGTGGGTGTCGCATCTGTTTTTCTGCCGAGCGGGAGTCGCGATAGAACGCGGCGATCAGATCACTGACGAGGCTGGCGTGAACTACCTGGTGATCGCCGTGCGCAAGCCAAGCGCGCGGCCGGCGCGACATATCGAAGCTGAGTGTCGCGAAGTCCAGGAGGGCAACTGATGCCGATACTCGAGTGGAACGCGGGCCGCTTCGAAAAGCTGATGGGCGACAAGGTCGAGAGCGGGATGACCAAGGCGACGATCTACGTCGAAGGCGTGGCGAAGGAGATGGTCAGCCGCGGAAATGTTCACGGCGACAATCCCTCGTTGCCGGGCGAGCCTTACAAGACGGTCACCGGCGTGGCGAAGACGAATATCTCGCACGACGTCGTGCGCAACGGCGACACGATCACCGGATACGTCGGCGAGCGGGAGAACGTTGCCTATGCGCTGCGCCTCGAGCTCGGCTTCGTCGGCACCGATTCGCTCGGCCGAACTTACGACCAGGCGCCACGGCCAGTGTTCCGCCCGGCGCTGCTGCGCAGTCGCGACAAAATCGTCGAGCTGATCGCGAAGGGATGAGATGAACGCACTGACCACCGCAATCTTCAATGTGCTGTCGAATGACGCGACGATCGCCGCGATGCTCTCGACGTACGAGGGACTGCCGGCGGTCATCTCAGCCGACGAGGTGCCGAACGATGTGAAGCGGCCGTACGTCGTGATCGACGGCGCGATGCATGACGAGCCGTGGGACGGGAAGGTCGAGGAAGTCCACGGCCGCGAGATTCATCTCGACATCCGGATGTACACCGACGCGACTGGCAGCGTGGTCGCGCTCGACGCGATCGCGGAGCGCGTGCGCGCGTTGCTGCATCTGGTTCAGCTGAATGTGACTGGTTACACGACAATCATCGCGCGGTGTATCGCCGGGCCGCTCAAGGTTCCGACTGCGCCGCAAATCATGGGGCGGATGCTCACTTTCCAATGGACTCTCGCTTAGGAGGCGAAAAATTTTATGGCAGCTCTTACTCGGGTTGATGTGAACGAAAACGGCGCAGGGCTCGCGGCCGGCCAGGCTGCGTGCTCCGGCGGCGGCGACTCGGTCGTAAACGACGGCGCCACCGTTCTGGTCGTTAAAAATGGCGACTCGGCACCGCATACGGTGACCGTCACTCCCGCCAAGGCGACGACGCAGCAGGACGGACTCGGCGTGCTGAGCAAGGCCGCGATCGCAGTGGCAGTCGCAGCGGGCGACGTCGCGGTGATCGGACCGTTCGCGCCCGCGCTGTTCAACGACATCAACGGCAAAATCGCGATCACCTACAGCGCTGTGACTTCGATGGAGATCATGGCGCTCCGAATCGTCAAGGTCTGATCGGCAAACCGGAATCTCAGGGAGGAATTAAATGGATACCCGAAATGGCAGCGCGATTCTGGTGCTGGTGCAGACCGCGACGGGACCGAACGTCTACTCGGTCGTTGCCAGCCAGATGGGCGCAAAGTTTTCGCGCAAGGGAAAGACGATCGACGTCTCGGACAAATCGAACGTCGACAATCAGTACCTACCCGGCGACCGCGACAGCACGATCACGCTCGACAGCATCTATGTGCCGACCGACGCCGGGATCGCGGCGCTGAAATCCTCATTCGACAATGGCACCACGCTGGTTGTCGAGCGCCAGGAGAACGGCACGGTGACGGAATATGCGACGTGCTTCGTATCTTCGATCGACGAGGATTTTCAGCGCTCGGCCGCGTCGAAGTACAGCTGCACGCTGCAGCGCACCGGCTCATGGACGCCGGGCGCAGCGCCGTAAGACAGCGCACGAATCACTGACGGAGTAGCACCCTCGCCGGTGTAATGGCCGGCGAGGGACGTTTCGATGTTGCGGAGGCGGATGCGATGGCGAATATGGAACGGTCTTTCCAGGCTGGCGATCACACCTACACGATCAGGTTCAGCCAGAACGCGCTTTACAAACTCGAAAAAGAAATCGGCCAGCCGCTGGCGCTGATCAAGCTGCATGTCGGGCCGGTCGTTTTGCAGACGATGCTGTGGGCCGGGCTCGAAGGCGAGCGCATCAAAAACGATCCCAGGCGAAAGCCGTTCACGATCGAGCAGGCCGGCGAGATTATCGACGAGATGGGCGGCCTCGGAAAGGCGACGCCGATCATCCTCGACGCGTGGCAGGCCGCGCTGGTGCGCGTCGAGAAAACTGAAGCGAGCGAAAAGAGCGGGGAAGAAAACAAGCCCGCAAACCCTACGAAAGCCTGACCCTCGATGAGCGATGGGATGAACTGCTCGCGCATGCGCTCGAAATCGGGCTCTCGATCGACGCGTTCTGGAACACGACGCCGCGCGAGCTGCAGATGCTCGCGCGGGCTCATTCGAAGCGCACGCGTCGCGAAGCGATCTTCCTCGCGTGGTTCACGGCTGCGCTCTCACGCACTCAGCGGATGCCGACGCTCGAATCTCTGCTCGCCGATCCTCTCACCGAAGAGGAGCTGCGTGCCGAGCGCGAAGAGGCCGAAAAGGTGCATCGCGAGATGACTGCAATTCACGAGCGCGCGCGAGCTGCTCAAGCTGAGGTTCAAAGCTGATGGCTGAAAATCTCGGAGCCGCATCGGTTGAGATCCAGGTCGACCTCTCGCCGATGGCGCCGGCGCTCGATCGCGCGCGTCAGATCGTCCTGCAACTGCAACGCAAGCTGATCATGCATATCTACCTGGATGGTGACCAGGAGCAGATCCCCCATCCGCAGGACCGGAATTCTTTCCATGGATACCTGCTAGCGTCCGATC